ATAGAAATGTATAAACAAACTATAGAACAAGAATTTCCTGAAAAATAAAAAAATTTGGCTTCCAAGATCCTTTAATATATATTTAAGTCAAATAAAAGTTATGTTAAAAAGATTACACACAATATTAAATGAAAAGTATCGTCCAGACACTTTAGAAGGATACATTTGTAAAGATGAGATTAAAACTAAATTTCAAGAATTTATTAAGAGCCAAGATATACCACATCTTTTATTTGCTGGTAAACCTGGTGCGGGTAAAACCACGATCGCCAAAATCTTAGTAAACAATATTGATTGCGATTATTTATACATTAACGCAACTGATGAACGATCAATTGATGTTATGAGAGATAAGGTAGGAGCATTTGCTGCTGCTGGTTCATTTAAACCACTTAAAATAGTGATTTTAGATGAAGCAACTCATATTTTACAAGCATCTCAAGTCATTTTGTTAAACATGATGGAAACATATAGTTTAACTACTCGTTTTATCCTAACAGGTAATTACCCAGAACGATTAATTGAACCACTTAGAAGTAGATGTCAGGAATTTGATTTGTCTCCTCCTACTAAAAAAATAGTAGCACAACATATCAGTACCATCTTAGATAAAGAAGATATTGAATATATAATTCCAGATCTAGTTACTATTGTAAATCGATTCTATCCTGACTTTAGAAAAATAATTAACAACTGTCAAAAATATACAGTTGATGGAGCATTAAGGTTAGGTGAGTTGTCTGATACAAATGAACAATATAAAGAACATATATTAGAAGAACTTAAAAAACCGTCTATAAAAACGTTTAACAACATTAGACAAATTATAGCAAATGCTGATGTAAATGATTTTGAGGACTTATATAAGTTTTTATATGAGTATTTAAGCGAATATTCTAAAGGTAATGACGGATTGATTATTTGCTATTTAGAAGAATATATGTACCATGCTACATTTAGACTTGACAAAGAAATCAATATCATGGCATGTATATCAAAAATATTAGAAACATTAAATAAAAAACAAGTAATATGAACCAAGAACAAATGAAAATGAATGTGGACATTAAACAAACTACACCTATTGAATCAGCAGAAGGAAATCATGTATTCCAAGAAGCAGTAGTGTTAAGAAAAGCAAGTAAATTTTTAGTAGGAACATCTGAAGACGCAGTGATACCAATTCCTGTATTCATTGATGTTAAAACAGGAAAGATTCTAACTGAATTGTTGCCTAAAGAACTTAGAGAAGAATATGAAGAGTACAACAAAACAAAGTAAGTCATTTACTATATTTGACTGGATAAAAGCAGTCATTGATACTAAACCATCTTGGGAAATATTTAGTCCTGAGCAACAAAAACAATTTAACAACTATATGATTCATCGTTTTTTAAGTATGAATCCAAAATATATTGAGGTTGTAAATTATGTTCAAGGACTAAACATCCAAGACAATAAAAAGTTATACGAGGTATATTGTTTTATGATTCCACAATCTAAAAATACATACTCAGCTTATATCAAGTCAAATACTAAAAAGGCTTTACCTGAAGTAGCCCAACACGTAGCAGAATATTTCGAATGTTCTGTAAGTGAAGCAGATGAATATATTTCACTAACTGATAAAAAATGGTTAGAAAATATTTTGACTACTAAAGGAATCGATGAAAAAGAAATCAAACAACTTATAAAATAAAATTATGGAAATCTTATCATTTACATTTGGAGCGCTCACATTAGCGGCTCTAGCACTAGTTACCATATTCATTATGGCTACAATTAAAGTGTATGATTTAAATAAACAATTTAAACAGATGAATCGTGACTATTATGACATGCATAATACTATTCATAGACAAATTGAGGAATCAAATCGAAATATTTACAATGTTGTAAGTGAAGATAGAAGAGAAATTCATTCTCAACTTAATATTTTAGAATCTTCAATTCGAACAATTACTAAACCTAAAAAATAATGGCTACAGAAAAAACAGTTATCCAACAAATGGAAGAAGAATACCCAGAAATTGCTAGGGAGTATAAAAAGATTCTTAAGGAACAATATGAATTGTTTGCTGGGAAAATGTTAGACTATGGTTTAGACAACATTTCTATGGGTACACGTCTTGAAACACAAGATGAAAAGAAACTTTCATTAACAGCTGTTTGGATTCGAATGAATGATAAAATGAATCGTTTAAAAAATCTAGTTTTGCTAGGTAAAGAAAATCGAGTAGCAGATGAACCTACAACTGACAGTTATAGAGATATCACCAATTATGGTATCATCGCCCAGATAGTACAAAACGGAATGTGGAAAAAATAAAATGGCAAAACCAAAAATACCTGAGGTAATTAAACGTATAAAGAATTTCAAACCAATTGAAATTAACTATGCGTTCCAAAAAAGTATTTCATACTCTCAGTTATCAATGTATTCTTCATGTCCTAAAAAATGGGCACTACAGTATAGAGACGGGTATAAAATATATGCTCCTTCTATTAACATGACGTTTGGAACTGCTATTCATGAAACTGTACAAAAGTATTTAAATACTGTGTATGAGGAAAGTGGAGTACAAGCAGACAAAATGAATCTAGAAGAATTATTTGAAGAACGCTTTCGTGAAACATATGCTAAAGAATATGCTAACAACAAAAATGTTCATTTTAGTGGACCTGAAGAAATGAGAGAGTTTTTTGATGATGGATTAGCCATATTAGATTTTGTTAAAAAGCGTAGAGGAGAATATTTTAGTTTAAAAGGATGGCATTTAGTAGGAATCGAGACCCCAATAGTAATTTCACCAGATAAACGCTATAACAACGTTTTATACAATGGATTTATTGATCTAGTCATGTACAATGAAAATACAGAAACATTTACTATATACGATATAAAGACTAGTACACGTGGGTGGAGTGATAGAGAAAAAAAGGATGAAATAAAACAATCCCAAATCCTACTATATAAAATATATTTTAGTGAACAGTTTGGAGTTCCTACAGACAATATAGATGTTAAGTTCTTTATCCTAAAACGTAAAATATGGAAGGAAAGTGAATTCCCTCAAAAACGAGTTCAAGAATTTATACCTGCAAATGGTAAAACCAAAATGAATAAAGCTAAAAACTCATTAACTACTTTTATAGAAAATGTGTTTAATATAGATGGTTCATATAAAAATACAGAACATCAAGCTACACCAAGTAAATCAAGTTGTATATATTGTCCTTTCAAGAATAAAAAAGATTTATGTGAGAGCGCGATTTAGTTAAATCCACATATATTTATATACGTAATCAATATAATATTATGGACAATACACAATTAACCTCAGTAAAAGTAGACAAAGATATATTCGACAATTTTAAAATTGAATGTGTTAAAAGAAAATTCTCATTAAATAAGCTTGTTAATCGAGCAATGGATTTATATCTTACATCAGAAGAATTTAGAAAATCAGTTACTAATCATACTAGTACAAAAATCAACGACTAAAAAAAAGTTATGGAAAAATTAAATTTAAAAGTTAGAATTCAAATTCTTGATTCTGATGATCAAATTCTCTTACAATCTACAATTAACCAAAATGAAGCAAATGATTTAAGAGTTTACCAAAATATTAGTCTTGTAGACGAAACCTATCTAATGTTATTAGATGAATTAAAACAAAAATTAAACTAAAAAAAAGTTATATGAATTCAAGTTTTGCTTATTTACCTCAAAATGAGAGGAAAAAGATCCTATTAATTTGTGATGATATAAGAGTACATTCAGGAGTAGCAACTGTTGCTCGTGAAATGGTTCTTAACACCGCTCAACATTTTAATTGGGCTCAAGTTGCAGGTGCGATTAATCATCCTGATAAAGGAAAAAGATTAGACATATCTGGAGATACTAATAACAACACAGGTTTAACAGATTCATCTGTTATGATATATCCTGTAGATGGATATGGAGACGCAAATCTAATCAGACAGTTAATTCAAATGGAAAAACCAGATGCTATATTCTTGATCACTGATCCAAGATATTTTATGTGGTTGTTTCAGATTGAAAACGAAATTAGAAGAAAAATACCTATTATTTATCTAAACATTTGGGATGACTACCCAGCTCCAATGTACAATAGACCATACTATGAAGCATGTGATGCATTGTTAGGAATTTCTAAACAAACAGTTAACATTAATAAATTAGTGTTAGGTGATAAGGTTAAGGATAAATTGATTAGTTATGTACCACATGGTCTAAATCATGATATCTTTAAACCATTAGATAAAAACGATTCTAATTTTAAAGCGTTTAAACAAAATATGTTTAAAGGAAAAGAATTTGAATTTGTCATGTTCTTTAACTCTAGAAATATTCGTCGTAAACAAATTCCGGATACATTACTAGCATATAAATTATTTATTGATGGATTATCTGAAGAACAAGCTAAGAAATGTGCTTTCCTATTACATACTCAAATAATAGATGATAATGGAACAGATCTAGCAGCAGTATGTGAATTCTTATTTGACAACAATCCAAAATACAATATCATATTTTCACAACATCCTCTTGGACCAGAACAAATGAATTATCTCTATAACATGAGTGATGTTCAAATTCTATTAACAAGTAATGAAGGTTGGGGATTAAGTTTAACAGAAGCTATTTTAGCAGGAAATCCAATCATTGCAAATGTAACTGGTGGAATGCAAGACCAAATGCGTTTTGTTAGAAATGGTAAATGGATGGAACTAGACGCTGATTTTCCTTCAAACCATAATGGTACAATTAAAGAACATGGTGAGTGGGCGTTTCCAGTTTATCCAACTTCTCGTTCAATTCAAGGATCACCTATTACACCTTATATTTGGGATGATAGATGTACAGCAGAAGATGCAGCATTACAAATTAAAGCAGTATATGACTTATCTAAAGAAGAACGTAAGGCAAAAGGTTTAAAAGGTAGAGAATGGGCTTTAGGAGATGAAGCAGGATTTACAGGTGAAAAAATGGGTAAACGAATTATCGAAAACTTAGACACCTTATTTGCTACTTGGAAACCAAGAGCAAAATTTGAACTTATCAATACTAAAAATACAGAAAAAAGAGTTTTAAATCACAAATTAGTTTATTAATATGAGCGGAAAAAATAGTTGTGTAATTTACGCACCAGTAGATACACTTTCAGGTTACGGATCTCGTTCTCGAGACACAGTCAAATCAATCATTGACTTAAAAAAAGATGAATGGGATATTAAAATTATTCCTTGTGCTTGGGGAA